GCCACAAAACAATGACGCATCGAAATTACAGTTTCAAAAACAGCTTTATTAGATAAGCTTAAATCAATCGGGCGAATCATACAGCCCAAAAATTCAATACCGGCCTATGACAACTTTTTGTTTGTCGTCGATGAATTTGGTATCATCCTAGTTACAGCAGGAGAAGAAGGCGGGCGTATCTCTACCAATATTGACGGTAAAACAGACTTTACTGATCGTTCTTTTATGGCTAATGCCAAAACATTACTTGATGGATTAAAAGAAATCCCGGAGCAGCCATTAACTATTCATCTCTACGAAAAAGAATTGGTAGTCAAATATGCTAATGGAAAGTTTTCTATACCTGTTGAAAAAGGAGATCAATACCCGACAATGAGTACAGATAATACTGCTACCCCATTACTTGTATCAGGAAATGACTTACTATATGGAATAAGGCAAGTATTGTTTTGCAGTGCCAATGACGAATTACGTCCGGTACTTAATGGAGTCTATTTTGATATAGCTTTAGATACTATCTCATTTGTTGCAACAGACGGCACCCGACTTGCGATGATAGAGAATCCTTCCGCTTATACGCGCAAGGAACGGGCAGCCTTCATCCTGCCAAGTAAATTTGCCAAAGTCCTTTCTAATATTGTTCCGGAAGATTGCATGGAAGTAGAAATATCAGTAAATCAGACTAATATTTTATTTGAGTTTGATTCATACCGTTTAACCTGCCGCATGATTGAAGGCCGGTTCCCTAATTATCGTGCTGTTATCCCTCAAAAGCAACCCAACCGTGCAGTATTGAAAAGAACCGATATTGTATCAGCCTTAAAACGCGTATCTGTTTTCTGTGATGAAAACTCTTCTCTGGTGATACTCAAGTTTTGTCCTGATTCCCTTAAAATTACAGCCCATAATTTAGACTTCTGTAAATCAGCTGAAGAAATTGTTGCTCTACGAACGGGGTGTGATATTGAAATTGGCTTTAAGAGCAGCTTTTTAATCGAAATGATAAACAATATTCCCTCCGAGGATATTGCTATTACTATGAGTGACCCGTCGAAAGCCTCAATTCTTACTCGCTGCGATGAAGAAGTTCGTAGCTTGACTTATTTATTAATGCCTTTATCTATTAACTATTGACACTATGAGAAAAGAATACCAATCACCTAAACAGGTTATTCAATCGTATTTGGAAGAGAGAGCAAAGAGTGATCCCCTCTTTGCCACTTCCTACGCAAAGCCAAACAAGAATATAGATGAATGTTACGACTATATCATAGGAGAAGCAAAAAAACGTGGTGGTAGTGTTGTATGTATGTCTGACGATGAAGTATTCGGATTGGCAGTTCATTACTATGATGAAGATGATATCAAAGTTAGTAAGCAGCCTGCAACAAAAGCAGTTGTTTCTAATCGACCTGAAAAGAAAAAGAAACTTATACCATCTATTGAGAAGACCCAACCGGAGCAGATTGCTAATAATAAACGTAAAGGAAAGAAAAAGGAAATACCTACCGGACAATTTTTATTATTTGAAGACTTATGAGACCAAGAACAAAATTACAGCTTAGAGTTACTAATTTGAGTAGTCAGCTGCCTAATATTGAGAGTTTGATGATTGACTGGGCTAAGAATGAGTGTTTGAAACATATAGGATATGCAACCAAGTCACGTATTATCTGTATGGAGTGCGGCCAACGCTTCGCTCCGGAACTTGTAAAACGTAAACGTGCTGTTTGTCCTCATTGTGATACATCTTTGAAAATAGAACAGTCGAGGAAGCGTATCAATAAACAGACAATGTTTATTGGCAAGGCAGAAATTTGTGAGGAATTCCAAGTTATCCGAAGTTTTGAATTGATTGCTTATTACCGAGCAGAAACAAAGCCTCGTTATTATATTCGTGAGATATTGCAACATTGGATAAAAGATGACGGTAACCGGGAAGTAGTAGCTCGTGCCAATAATACGGGATTCAATGGCTGGTGCGGAGAACTGGAGATACGAAATAAAGTTGTTGGATCGTATTATTACAATCATAACAATGATATTTACTGCGAACGCTATCATCCGGCCTCCGTCTTTAGACCTAAGTATATTCGAATGGGTATAGATTGTAAATTACGCGGTATGTCATTTCTTACTGCCGCCAATACAATTCCCCATTCTCCCAAGGCTGAAACACTTCTAAAGGCAAGACGTTATGAATTAATAGATTATTTCGAGGGACACCGTTACAAGATTGATATGTATTGGCCGTCTATAAAAATTTGTCTTCGTAATAAATATCGGATTAAAGATGTTTCGATGTGGTTTGATTATCTGGAACTACTAGATCATTATCATAAAGATCTGCATAACGCTCATTACGTTTGTCCTAAGAATCTAAAAAAAGCTCATGACTTGTATGTGGCGAGAAAGAAACGTGATGATGAAAAAGAACGCAAGGCCAAGGATATGCAACGTCTGCTGAAACTTAAGAAGGCTGCTGAAAAATATATAAAAGAAAAATCGATTTTTTTCGACTTAAAATTGTCGGACGGTAAAATAGTCGTGGTACCACTCAAAAGTCTTGAAGAGTTTCAACAAGAAGGTGAAATCATGCATCACTGTGTTTTTACGAATGAATACTATAAGAAAAAAGATACACTCATTCTTTCTGCCCGAATAGGCAAGAAACATGTTGAAACAGTCGAGGTCAATCTGAAGACGTTAAGTATTGTTCAATCTCGTGGTGTCTGTAACCAAAACACCGAGTATCATGAACGCATTATCGGGCTCGTAACAAAGAATATGAACTTAATACGTCAAAAGCTGACGGCATAAAAAAGATCTAAATATGGCAAGACCATTAAAACAGGGACTGGATTATTTTCCTTTAGATACAGATTTCTTATCTGATAGGAAAGTACGCAAGATAATAAATGCTTGTGGCCCAAATTCCGTCACTATACTAATTTGCCTGCTATGTAATATCTACAAGGATAAAGGGTATTACATCGTGTGGGACAAAGAAATGCCTTTTGATATTGCTGATATAGTCGGGGTATCCGAGGGCGCTGTAAGTGAAGTCGTGAAGAAGGCCCTACAAGTGGAATTATTCGATAACACCCTGTATAGAAAGTTCCATATTTTATCTTCCCGTGGTATTCAAAATAGATTTAAAAGCTGCACTTCAAAAAGGAAAGATGTTGAAATTATCCCTGATTTTTGGATTAATGACGTCAATAACTCGATTAATGACGTCAATAACTCAATAAATGTAGGTGATAATGAACAAAGTAAAGTAAATAAAAGAAAATCTTCTCCCCCACATATACGCGTGGGAGAACTTTTTCCGGCGGATAGCTTCTTCGATAAGTCCTTAGATGATTGCTATGCTGAACTTAAATCAAATCAATCATGGGCGGAAACAGTAACGATGAATACTCGTTCTTCCGGCTACAATGACTTTACACTAGAAGCTTTTTACGAGTATTTGAAGCAGTTTTTCATGGAGCAACAGAATAAAGGCGAAACAGCGAAGTCTCCCAAAGATGCTATGTCCCATTTTGCTAGTTGGTTGAAAATTGAGCTTAAAAACAAGAAAGATGAACGGAGAACTAATAAAAACAGAACTGCAGGTAGTGCTAAGTCCGTCACAGATTGTCCAGAAGACAGCAATCAGAAAGGAACTAACGCCGATACAGCAGGCCTTACAAGCTGGATCGACAGCCTCTCAATTGGTCGCTGAATGGAGCGGTACAATCGCACAACTAAACTGTAATGTCTCATTGTCAGATGTGGCTAATGCAGAGAATATACCCACTTTGGCAGACGTAAACAGGAGCTTTAGCAACTCAACATCGGTAGAGATCATTACCGAGCATTTGAAATCTGTGCTGAGATATGCCGGTGTTGAGTTGACTAATGCCCAGCTGGCAGAAACAGCCCTGTCGATACTATCTAGCTACTGGTACCTGAATTTAGCCGAGTTATGTATCTTCTTCTCCCAGCTAAAGAACGGTAGCCGCGGACAATTCGTCTGGGGATCGAAGATCAATAATCAAGCGATCATGGTAGCACTTGTTGAATTTTGTAAAGACAGGCGACGCGAAATTGAGCATAGAGAAAATGAACTTGTACGAAAAAAGGCTGAAACTGGCTATGCCCGTAATGAGAACTTGATTAAAGATATCGTAACGGGAGTTCAAAATACCAGAAAAGAACGAGAAAAAGCAAAACAGGACTTCAAGACCTTCTGTGAGCTATTTCCATATCTGCCTGATAAGTATGAGCCCATGGTACTTTGGAAAGCATGGGGAGGCAATAAAGAGGCTCTACGTAAGATTTACGGTGAAAGTATTCCTCCTCCAGATGTAGCCGAAATGGATATCGGGATGTATTTGTGTAATTATAACATTGCTAAAACTAAAGAAAATGAGAGTTAAAGTATTGACAGTAAAACAGCCGTGGGCCTCATTGATCGTTCACGGTATCAAAGATATTGAGAACCGGAGTTGGCAAACAAATTTTCGTGGACGTGTCCTTATTCATGCTTCCGGTTCCCATGGTAGAAAGTTTAGCGTTGACCTAACTGATGCACAGACAAAGGCGGCATTTGCTACAATAGCTAAAGAAGCTATGTTTGGAAATATGCCTTTTGGCTCCATCATCGGTAGTGTAGAGATTGTAGACTGTGTGCAAAATCATCCCTCAATATGGGCAGAGATAGGTGTTTATCACTGGGTACTCGCTAATCCCGTTCTCTTTGAAAAGCCAATTGAAAATGTAAGAGGAAAATTAGGATTATGGAACTATGACTGGGAGGAAACAATATGAAATACAAAGTTACAAGAGTTGAGTTAATAGATAGCATTTTAAACAAGTCCGTAGTTAACAGAGTACAAGATTTAACGGATGATATCGAAGAATATCGAAAAGAATTAAAAGAAGCACATAGATGTAAACGTGTGCTTTTGGTGTACGAAGAACTGCAAAAATAAAAGCGGCCGGCGTCATTTCGCCGACCACTCTCATAAGCACAAAGCTTATAGCTATTAGGAACAGCAAATATATAAAATCTTTGTGCTTATGGCAAGTAAAGCAGTAAATAATTACATAACAAAACGTTACGAACGCTGGCTTGATTACTCTTTGTATCATTGTGGGCTTGCCGGCATTCCTGATGAAGCGACAGATGTCTTGAATGAGGTTATTTGTTCGCTCCTTCAAAAGAAAAACAGGTTGCTAGACAAACTACTTGAAACAAGAAAAAATGGCTATACAGAGCTTGATTTCTTTGTTTTAAAGATGATAAAGCTGAATGCATCCTCTCCTACTTCACAGTATAGGAGTAGATACAAGCCCCTGCCTGTGGATGATAATGTAGATTATTCCAGGCTGGATATTGAAGATATCCCGGATGAATCAGAAGATAGAAATACTGAAATACTAAATAAACTGCATTTAGTAAGAGATACATTTGAAAGCCTAGATTTAGGTCCGGTAGCAGCTCGTGTTTTTGAGTTTCATTTCTTCCAAGACGGTAATTTTTCCGACTGGGAAGGTCCGGAGACATTGAAACAACTATATGAGATTTATAACGGAGTGCAGGAACTCATTAGAAAGAAAATTAATGGAAGTTCATTGTTCTAATTTGCAATATTATTACTTTTGGTAAAAAAATAACAAAGACATGACTACAGAAGAAAATATGATTCCAATAGAATCTTATCTTAAGGATTTTCAACAATATCTTGATGCAAATTCAAGATGTATATTATCTGCTAAATTTGGAAATGGGAAAAGCTATTTTGTCAGCAGGTTTATCTAGAGAATATTTATTTATTCCTATATATCCTGTAAATTATCAAGTAATGGATAATAAAGACATATTTGAATTGATAAAAAGAGATATATTAATCAAACTACTTTCAAGTGAGGAGATAAATATCAATGAAATAGAATTGAATACAGCTTCTTTATTCTACTACTTTTTCACAAATAATCAAGAAGATAGACTCTTGGATATTCTAAGTATAATCCCAGATATAAACATATATGGAATTGACATTAATATTAGTAATGTTATTAAAAAGCTCAAAAACATAAAGGCCAAATTTGAGACATATAAAGAACAATTTAAGTCTGTTGATAAAACATCAGAATTATATATTACCAAATTTGATTCATTAAAAGGTTCAATATATGAGTTTGATACTATTTCGCAATTGATTTGTGACATCATTCAAGAATATAAAAAGAAGAATCTGACAAAAAAGGTTGTATTAATCATAGAAGATCTTGATAGAATAGATCCTGCTCACATTTTCAGGATACTCAATGTTTTCTCCGCTCATTTTGATAGATATACTCTTGGACCGGTTGAATTTGATAAAACATGTGGAGATAACAAGTTTTGCTTAGATAAAATAGTCACAGTCTGCGATATTGATAATATCAAGAAGATATATGCCCATATTTACGGAGATAAGACTGACTTTACAGGTTATATAAGTAAATTTTCAAACAGCAAAGAATATAATTATTCTATCAAGGAAAAAATAAAAGGATATATTATTGATAATTTACTGGATAAAGACATATTAAAATATCCTCATATTTGTGACATTTTATCAGATTTGATTGCTGCATCGATGGATAATGACAAATCAATAGAAGGTAATTTACGTATTATAAAGCAACGTATAAAAAGTACAAAATCATTAATAAGGCCTATAGAAATACCACTATCAATGTGGATTCCTCAAAAGTATATAAGTTCTAATTCGGCATTTACATACTTATTAGCCTTACTGAAAAATTTCGGCTTTACATTCAACTCCATATGTAAAGAAAAAACACAAACAGAGTTAATGTTCATAATAGGCAAATATTGGACTTTATTGCATCTATTTGAAAATAAGATAAATTTTCAATTACAGAACAATTGGATTAGAGTATCTTTTTATAAGGAATATACAAAAGATTTTGGTGACTGGGAACATGCTTTTGATATTAGATTACAAATAAATGATGCTGAATTGATCGATTTTGATCTATCGAAATGTAATTTTGCAGATAATGCTGTAATAGAGTTAATGTATAATCAAATCGAAAACATTACTAGTTATCTCAATAGAGAGCTAATTATCTAAAGAATGAATAGTTTTTAGGATCGAACTTATTAGAAAGAAAAATAGCCGGGGAGTCTATATTTTAGTGAAAATTCCTTGGTCATGGAAGAAAATGTAGAAATTAAGATTGATCCCCGGAACTATCGTATCCATGGGGACGAAAACAAGCGGCTTATCCACAAAAGCCTGGTTGAGTGTGGAGCTGGTCGGTCCGTATTGGCCGACCGCGATAATGTGTTAATTGCTGGAAACGGCGTCTATGAAGAAGCTCAAAAGTTAGGTCTCAAAGTGCGTGTTGTAGAATCTGACGGTACCGAGCTCATTGTTATTAAACGCAAAGATTTATCTACGGAAGATGAAAAGAGAAAACTGCTAGCCCTGGCAGACAATCATACTTCCGATACTTCTGAATTCGATTGGAAGTTAGTGATAGAAAACTTCTCGCCTGATGTATTGAATGATTGGGAGTTTTCAGTAGACGAGATTGAACTTTCGACTGATATCCTTAATTCTGACGATGAGAAAAATAATAATCTTTATACAAAAAAAATAGTATCTCCAATCTACACACCGACTGGTAATAAACCTGCAATATCAGAACTCTATAATCTTGAAACTTACAATTGTCTGATGAAACAAATTCAGGAGTGTAATTTAGACAAGCAAACTAAAGATTTTCTTCAGATTGCAGCTTCAAGGCACATTGTTTTCGATTATGGAAAAATTGCTGAATTTTATGCTCATTCAAACAACATCATTCAAAATTTAATGGAAAATTCAGCTCTTGTCATTATAGATTTTAATAAAGCTATTGAACTAGGATATGTTTGTTTAAAGAAAGAATTGTCAGACTCATATTTGGAGGATTATAGCAATGATGAAAAATAATAGCTTCGTTGCATTGATACTTACACATGGGCGTCCTGACAATGTACATACAGTAAAAACATTACGGAAATGTGGCTATACAGGTGATATTATCATAGTATTAGATAATGAAGATCCGAAGATAGATCGTTATCGCAAAAACTACGAAAACATATATGTATTCGACAAAAAAGAAATAGCATCAGAAACAGATGAGGGTGATAACTTCAATGATCGTCGAGCTATTATTTATGCGAGAAATGCTTCTTTTGAAATAGCAAAAGAAAAAGGCTACCAATATTTTATTGAGTTAGATGATGATTATACGGAATTCTCATACACTTATAATCAATATGGTGAAATGAAGCAGAAAAACATTCTCAATCTTGATAAAGTACTTGATGCTCTAATTGATTTCAAGAATAAAACAGGCGCTTTGGCTGTTGCATTAGCTCAAAGAGGAGATTTTATCGGAGGAAAGCAGAATAATATAGTTCGTGGTGAATTACTTAAACGGAAAGCTATGAACTCATTTATCTGTGATACAAACATGCCTTTTAAGTTTTTTGGTAAAATTAATGAAGATGTAAACACCTACACTTTACTAGGAAGTAGAGGAAATTTGTTTTTTCAGATTCCACATGTATCTTTGAATCAAGTAGCAACTCAACAATCAAATGGCGGAATGACTGATATTTATTTGGATAGTGGGACTTATGTTAAGTCTTTCTACACAATTATGTATGCTCCTTCTTGCACAAAGATACGTCCAATGGGAAGCGTGTATAGACGCCTACACCATAGTATTAATTGGAATAATGCCGTTCCTAAAATAATTCCAGAGAACTGTAAAAAGTAGCTCCTATTTATATTTTAATTTGAAGATTATCCAAGTTAAGGCAAGAGTTATCACAATTTGTTAGTTATTGTTAGTTTATGACAGAGAAGAAGAATCCGGCCGAGAAGAAAAAAAGAGGGCGTAAATCAGAGTACAGAATAGAGTATGCCGATCAAGCTCTAAAGCTTTGTTTGTTGGGTGCAACAGATAAAGAGCTCGCCGAATTCTTCTCTGTTTCAGAGCAAACCTTAAATAAATGGAAAAAAGACTATCCCGAATTTCTTGAGTCCCTAAAAAAAGGAAAGAATATTGCGGATGCGAACGTTGCATCTCGGCTATATAATCGTGCTATCGGTTATTCTTGTAAGGCAACAAAATTTGCAACATCCGAAGGAAGAATAACAGACTCAAAAGAATATATTGAGCATTACCCACCTGATACGACAGCCGCTATATTCTGGCTGAAGAACCGGCAGCCGGAGAAATGGAGAGACAAAAAAGAAGTTGATGCAAATGTGAACCTTGGTGATGAATTGGAAGGATTGAGTGACGAACAACTACAGGCTATAATTGATGGCAAAGAAGAAGAGTAAAAGACATATATTGATTCGTAAAGCAAAAGCTGCTACCATACTCCGCAAACGAATAGCAAAGAAAGACTTCTGGGCGTTTTGTTTGTACTATGATCCGAAGTTTTTCTCTAAACGTCTGTTCCTAAAAAAGGTCGCAGAAGCGTTCATGCGTGTGTATGAATCATATTCTGCCGGCATAATCTACCGTCTTGCCGTCAGTATGCCGCCACGTGCCGGAAAGTCTTATATATCTTCTCTATTCATTGCCTGGATGTACGGACACTTTCCGGAAGAGTCAGTTATGCGTAACTGTTGTTCAGATACTCTCTATAATAAACTATCATACGATACTCGAGATGTTGTGAAATCTAGGCGTTTTAAAGAAATATTTCCCGATATCCATTTAAAGGGTGATAAGCAGAATGTCAAGAGCTGGAGTGTGGAAGGCGCACGACAAGTATCCTACTTCGGTGGTGGTGTTGGTGGTACTGTCATTGGTTTCGGTGCATCTATGCTCGCCATGACGGACGACTTATACAAGAGCTTGGAAGATGCTCTATCTGATAATAACAATGAAAAGGTTTGGTCTTGGAAGCAAGGTACACACGACTCCCGTATTGAAGGAAGCTGCTGCATGATTGATATTGGTACTCGCTGGTCCTCTAGCGATGTCCTTGGACGTTTAGAAGAAGCCGGCAAGTATAATGAAATCATCCGTATCGCTGCACTAGATGAAAACGATGAAACGTTCTGCGCTGACGTACATACAACAGAGTATTATCGGGAACTACGTTCTGAAACGGATGAAAGTATCTGGATGGCCGAGTATATGCAGGAGCCGTTCGAAGCCAAAGGTTTGCTATTCCCTAAATCCTCTCTCATGCGCTTCAAGAGTGCTGATATTGTAGGAAAGAAACCCGATGGTGTACTTGGTGCTTGTGATACAGCTGATAAGGGCGATGATGATTTCTGTGCACCATTTGCAAAGGTATTCGGACCGAAATACTTCATCACGGATGTTCTTTTCACAAAGGATCCTGTTGAAGTTACAGAACCGCGCCTGGCACAGATGGTTATTGATACAGAGTGCGATCAGCTACGCATTGAATCAAACAATGGCGGGCGTATATTTGCTATCAATGTACGCAAACTTGTTACAGCTAAAAAGAAATCGTGTGTTATACAAGCCCGGCCAACAACCCAGCACAAGGAAACACGTATTATCATGAAGGCTGGCTGGATAAAGAAGCATTGTGTATTCTTAGACGAATCAGAATACACTAAAGGATCAGACTACGACCGTTTCATGAAAGCGCTTACCAGTTACAAGCGTGAAGGTGATAACGCTCATGACGACGCACCGGACGGAATGACAATACTTGCAGAGTTCGCCGAATCACTTGGATTGAAACTCAAATCATCAACTCGTAAAGTGGGGCGTGGGTAACAGTGTAGGATATATTATTTTCTTATTGCATAGACCCGTGCAAACAGTTTTTTGAAGTAAACCATTGTGCATATATACCCAATTCCGACATCTTTTATTTTGTATTGAAATACATCTTTATTACCAGAGAAAGGCGAGTTCTCAAAATCGAAACTTTCTTTCATTAACCTACTAAAGATAGGATGAAGATTAGGATAGTCGATTTTATCAGATAAATCTGCAAGAATACCGATTTGATAAGTAAGGGGTAGTGGCTCTCCATATTGCTTATAGTATAAACCTTTGAAATTTTTGATATGTACATCATTATAGTTTTTACTACTGAATATTGCTATAAATTCACCGTGTAGTAATTGAATTTTAGAACGTAATTTGGGGCTTCTGCTACAACTTTGAATGAACTCATCAGAAATGTTGATTTTTTCATTAATAGCCCATAATGCAATAATATTTTTAAAATCTTCTTCTATTTTAGAATATTGATTATTACACGAACTACATGCAGGAACTTTTTCTATAGGGGTTAATAGTTCTTGTTTCGGATATCCACAGTATAATGCCTGCATTGGTATATGTTCATCAGTTTTAGTATTCTTGGATAATAAGCATCCACAATTATAACAACGTAATTCCATATAAATTTTATTTTTCTGCAAATCTACATATTATATTGATATGTAATTTATTGTCTCAAAATGTTAGATAGCATATATTTTAAGAGAAAAGTATATGCCAGACATTAAGGACATTCTGAAAAATGAAGATTTCGGTAGCATAGTAGGTAATTTATGCGTTGATACCCGTGAAAATCGTAATCCTCGTGAGTATATGGAGGAATACAACGGTGATAGAACACGACGCCAAGAGTCTGTCGGATATCGGGAGTCTAAGAAAATTGCTGTATATTCGAATACAGAGGTTGAAGTTGACTCTGAAACAGGAGAGGAAAAGCCAAAGAGACTAGAAGACAAGACTGTCGATGTAGCTAAGGTCGTAACCAACCTACCTAAAAAGATCGTCCGCACATCTGTTGCTTTTCTGTTTGGCGGTGAAATGACTATCACAGCAGAAAATTCGAATGACGGATTTGATGAGTTTAAGAAGGTCTATAAGCGAAAGCTCAAGATGCAATCGGTATTGAAAGAGTTTGCTCGCAAGGTGTTGTCTGAAACCAAAGCAGCTATTATATTCTA